ATTCAAACATTATCAAAATCGTCTTTTGATGATAATTATTCAACTCTTGAAATACCAGATGAAATGCCTGAGCAAATCGAATCTCCTAAATTGAAAGATAGCTTATTTGAAACAAATGAAACGCATAAAAAAGAAGCACAAACTGTAGAAACTATTACAGAACTTGCTTCTGAAAATAAATCAGAAACTAATTTAGATGTTCCTCAAATTGAGTCGTCTGTTATTAATGAAGAAGATTATCATGAAAATAATTCTAATACAACGGAACAATTGGGTGGAGATAATAAAATTGTTACTTTGGATAAATCTGAATCTTTAGCACAAGATACAGTTGAATCTGAAAATAATATCAATGAAAAAGTAGTTTCTGAAGAAGTAATTGAACCAAAAATGGAAGAGAATCTTGATAAAAATATAAAAATTATCCATTCTGATGACACAACACCTGAAAATACACAAATGGATACTAAAGCTAATGAAATAATTATAGAAAAAATACAAACTGTTGCGAAAGATGGTAACATAAAATCTCAAGATTCTCTTGTAGAAAATGTTATTTCTAAACAAGAAGAAAATGAAAGTTATTTAGAAGACGGAACCGTGGATGATAAAATAAGTAGTTTAGAAAATACAACGGTTAGAGAAACAATAAACCTTGATAATCAAGAAAATGATAAAATTGACATGGAAAGTTCAAAGGTATATGACAATCTAAATGACTATAACATATTAGACGACGATGCTAAAGTTCTCAAGGATAAAGTAGCCCAAGAAGATATAGAACATCTAGAGACATTGTCTAATAAAAAAGTTATTGAAGAATTAAAGGAAAATATAGAGAATTCTCACAAAGAAGAGAATATAAATGATGATGAATTTAGTTTTTTTAACGATGCTGTTAGATTTCAATAATTAATTAATTAAATTAACTTTTTAATTTAATAAATTTAATTACCTGGTTTATTTTATTTAATAATTTATAAATGGTAAATAGTGTTATACTTGCGTGTGTAATGTCTTTAATTATAACAATTATATCCTATGTAGTTCACAATAAATGTTCTAATGAAGAAAATAATAACAGAACAATGGTAAAATTATCAATACTAGCAGTATTAGTTAGTTTAGTAACATATTTCATAACAAGCGGAACCTCCAGCGGTATATCTAACGAAGTCAATCTTCAAGACGTATTATTAGGAGATCCTGGATTTTAATACTCCTTTTTAACATTAATTACACATCCTTTCTTTTTCTTGACAGACAATGGGTCAAATTCTTCTTCATTATTATCATGGTCTGGATCAAAATTAGCATTGTGATATTTCCAAAATGCAGGATGACCTATCTGGAAGTCTTCATGAGGTGACGCTTTATACCAAAATACCTGGTCCTGTAATTTATTACTTTTCGCATTATTATGAATTACTAAGCACTCATAATTTTCGGTACATTGGTCCATGACTTGTGAAAATACTTCGAATGATGGAAACATACCAGCATATTGTTCATAAAGTTGTTTTCTGTTTCTCACAATATTCTCTCTTAACAAAAAAACATAGTCGATATTTGTTCGCAAATTAGGAGGGATACCTAACGCATACTGCATAGTAATTATAAACATTGATTTATAATGTCTACCATTCATAAATAACGAACGAACGTCTTTACTTTTAACCCAAGATTGGTCATATAAGCAATCATCAAGAATAAGAAATCCACGCGGGTCAGTATTACTATCTCCCGTTGAATCCATTTGCTGTTTCCAGGCTTTTGTAATTTTTTTTTGTCTATTAAGATAATTTGCTATTATACTTTCATTATACTCGCCATGTATAAAACAACTGGGCATCATTTTAGAGTAGAAACTATTAGCACCTTCAGTTCCACTAATTACTGTTCCAGCAGGCATATCTTGATGATGATATAGTAAATCTTTTACAAGATAAGATTTACCTGTTTCGCGCTTACCAATTAATACGACGACTTTATCATCTTCTATATTAGACATATCAAATTTTGTTAATTTTATAGCATTAGCCATTTTCTTATTATTTTAACCGTTGCTAATTGTTTTAATCTTTTTACGCATTATATTAGTTTAAAGCAGATTAAAAAAATAAGATATAGGTTTAATATGGGCGACAAAATCGATAATAATCCAATAGACGTATGTTTGGGATTAAGAAATATTACAGATAAAGAGTTTTTAAGACTCAAAGAAAGTATTAAAGAATTTTATTCAATAAATGACTTTAGTTTTTTTACCCCACATATAAAATTATTTAGTAATTTCATTAATAATTCAAAAACACTTAATAATAACGACAGATTATTTAAACTTGTATCTAAGAAAAAAAGATTTGGTTCAATTGGATATTCATACTATGCCAAAATAAAGAGTAAATCAAATAATGTCTTTCATAAAAAAGTTTTTGTAAAAGAATTGTCTTTTTTTGAACCACAGCAATTAGAAATGTATTATAAATCTTTGTCAAAAGATATGTCAAATATATCACCTATAGGACAAGCAGTTTACGATGGATTTTATAATTTAGATAATCAGTGTAATATTGAAGTATTTTCTACATATTTAACTTCAAAATTGTTCGAAGAAAAAATATCACCAAGTTTTTGTAGATATTTCGGCAACTATTATACTAATTTTAATAAATTTACGTTTGATATAACAGGTTCAGAAAATATAATTAGTCAACTTGAAGAACTTGTTGATATAGATGCTGATATAAGGTATTACCAAAAAGATGATGAGATATTCCTACAGTATCCCAATGTCCCTGGATATCTTCTTGTTACTGAATATGCTCAATTTAGCATAGATCATCTTATGTATAATAAACTTATCACATATGATTTAATTTTATCTTTAGTATTTCAGGTAATAGCGGCAATTGTTACTATGAAAACTATATTTGGTATAAAACATAATGATTTACATTTCGGAAATATAATGTTATCCAAAACAGACGAGGAATTTATATACTATAAGTATAATAGTGTTAAATATAAAGTTCCTACACATGGATATATTGTAAAGATTATTGATTGGGGTAGAGCGACATATGAATTTAATAATTTAAAAGGTCAAAATAATATCTATAATGCACCAGGTGAATGTTTCGAACAGTATATTTATGAAAGAATCAATAACTCTGGTTTAGAACCCATTTCTCTTAATGATAATGATTGGACTGATATTGTTATGTTTAGTCATTCTGTACTTTACGAGTATGAAGATTATATTAAAAACACAGACTTACAGAGATTACTAACTAAATGTATAACTTCAGTTGACAAAGAAGTTTTAGAATTAAAGGAATTCGACTGGGAATTATATTTAGATATTACCAGATATGAATATAACATTACACCTAATAATATTATCAATAACCACATATTTAATAGTTTTAAAATTAATAATAAGGGGAAAAATAAAAGTAAAAAAGGTAAAAAAATACCTACATCGACAAGGGTATATCAAATAGTATTATGATTCTTCATCAGTATCATAGTCTGATTCATCTATGAAATTTTTACTATTATCTACTTTAGAAATTACTTCAGCGTCACCTACTGGATATTTACTCCAGGTATCTGATTTATTAAACATATCACTATATAAACTTTTCAAGTTATTTTCAGTAATCTGTTCTTCATAAAAATTTCTGGGAATATACCTGTATTCTATTTTAGGCAAAGGACAATTTTTATAATTTTCAGTATATCCTTTGACCATTAATAATAATCCCAAAATTAATAGTATTAATATAATTGATTTCATTTAAATTATATTAATATTTTTTTATCTATGATTCTTCTTTTTGTTTTAGCCACGGATCGACTTCTTCAATTGAATTTACAACTTCGGCAGATGATTCGTTTGCTGAACTTTCCGAGGTTTCCTCATGCTCACCAGAATTTTCTTCTTGGGTAGATTCTAAAGTTTCTTGTTTTTCTTGTTTTTGTTTATCCGCTTGTTCTTTGGCATAATCAACATTTTCAGCAAAGTGTTCATCTTTTTTATCCTGATTTTTACGGTATTCTTTAACAAGATTATTAAGTTCTGGTTCAGCATATTCTTGATTTTCAATAGAATGAGGATTAGGATCCCAAGGTAACCAATATCCTACTTGTCCAATATAAACATTGAAATTTCTATCAGTTTTTTGAAGTTTTTTTGCTTTAGACTGAGCTTCTTGTAAAGTATCATATGAACCGCGAACTTTTACACCCCTAACTGTTGTTTTAAATTCGTTTTCTTCGTAAAATTGAGATTCTAATGTATCATTGTTTACATAAAGAAAATCTTTGTATCTTTCTTGTAGTTCTCCGAAATCTTTACCGAATTCAGGAACAAGACAATTGGCAAGGTCTGTTTCAGGAATATGTTTTCTGGCTACCTCTTCTAGATTTTTGTATCTTTTTTGCATATTAGCTAAAAATTTATGCATTTTCCAAACTGCTTTATCGGCAAGTATATTTTCTGGCGATACAAAAGATATACAGCAATAGTTTTGTCCACGCACTTGTGGATCTACTTCAAGGAAATCTTCTTCTTGAGAATCTGTCATTATAAATTTATTATTAATAATAAACTTTAAGTGTTTATTTTTTTCTTTTTATAATATATATATAAATGGACGCATTAAGAAATGAAATCGATGAACTTCAAACTGCTTTTGACCTTCAAGAAATTGTCAAACGTGCTGTAAAATATCTTGTAGAAGGTGGCGCCGTCGCTGTCGCCGCATACTACATCCCCCAAAAGAAAATGAATGTAGAGGAAATTATCATGATCGCTATTACCGCTGCTGCTACATTCGCTCTCTTAGACATGTACGCCCCAAGCATTGGCTCAGCTGCCAGACAAGGTACCGGATTCGGTATTGGTGCTAACATGTCCGGTTTCCCCCAAATGTAAATTTTAAAACTGGTCTCTATATAATTTATATAAAGATTAATCTATATAATAATAAAATTAGTTACATTTTAGTTACCGGAGGAGCAGGTTATATTGGTTCTCATATCTGCTTTGAGTTAAATAAACGTAATATCAAGAATATAGTTATCATAGACAATTTTTCAAAATCTAAAGAACAAATGTATAGTATTTTAAAAAAAGAGATACCAACTATTGAAATATATAATTTTGATTTAGCCAATAAAGAACTTGTTAGAAATGTTTTTAAAAAATATAATATAGAAAAGGTTATCCATCTTGCTGCTTTAAAATCAGTAGGTGAATCTTTACAAAACCCTTTTTTGTATTACAATAATAATATTAATGTAACTATTAACCTATTGGAAATAATGAATGAGTTTAATTGTAGAAATTTTATATTTTCATCCTCGGCTACAGTTTATGGAAATCAAACAACCGTTCCTATTAAGGAATCGGCATCTACTTATGAAAAACAAACGAATCCGTATGGAACTTCAAAACTTATTATCGAAATGATACTAAAAGACCTTAGTAATAAAGGAAATAAATGGAATATTGTTGTATTACGTTATTTTAATCCTGTAGCATGTGACAAATCAGGAGTTATAGGCGAAGATCCTAAAGAAAAACCAAGCAATTTATTTCCTCATATCTTGAAAGTTCTAGATGGCAGTAATCCTAAATTAAATATATATGGTGGTGATTATAAAACAGTTGATGGAACATGTATTAGAGATTTTATTCATGTTACTGATTTGGCTGAAGCACACATTTCGGCATGTGATTTTATATTAAATAAAAAAGATACTTTTGAAATATTTAATATAGGAACAGGAAATTGGTATAGTGTATTACAAATAGTAAATAGATTTAATGAATTGACTAATAATAAAGTTCCCTATGAAATAAAAGCTAGAAGAGAAGGTGATATAGCTTACTGTTTTGCTGATTGTAATAAGGCAGATATTATATTAAAATGGAAAGCAAAAAAAACTCTAGACGATATGATAAACGATTGTATTAATAGAATTGATAAGCTTAATAAATAGATGTTGTTCTATACATTGAATTTGTTTTTTTCGTAATAGACGAGATATTGACCAGTTTTTTATATACAGTTTTAAGCTCTTTGTAATTGTAGGATCTTAGCTCACAACCAGATACATGGATATTTTTAACTTGACATAATGTAGTAATTTTCTTTCGCAGTTCATGGGATTTCATAATTTGATGATATTATCTTTGTAATTAAATAAAAATAATATCAAATTTAAACCGTCGGTATATATTGCCATTTCAAATCACAGCATATTTGTTTCCAAACTTCATCATGTTCCTGTAATTTTTCTCTTGATTTAAGTAATCTACAATAAGGTAAATATTCATCTTTGTCAAGTAATTGAAAGAATTTATAGAATATGTATGGATAAGAAAAAAAATTAGACCTATCTGAAGGACAATATTTCATCCAAGGTCCTTGAATTTCTTTAAACATATTTCGGACTTTTTCTTCTAAATCACCTGTAATAACTGGAGCTGGCTTTCCTGTTATTCTATTAGTAATATAATGACAATGTTCATAATATTTAGTAAGATCAAGTTTTTTAAGAATATCTCTTACTTTTTCAACTGTTAATGTTTTAAGATTAATATAGGATTCTTTTTTTAGTTCATTCATAATTTTATCAAAAATTTCTTCACTAATATCTGTAGATTCCTTTGCTTGAAATTGTGATAACCATTCATTTGCATGATTTATTTTTTTATATGCAAAATAAGTTAATTCTCTTGGAGGTTCTTTATAAGAAGGAGTATCGTAATCAACAAGAATCTTTTCTTCACATCCACAATTTGGACAAATCATACAACCATGTGCTGAATCTAGTATTCTGGGTATATTACAATGAATACAATTGTCTAATTCATCATTAGGTATGTCTGGTATTTTTTTTATATAGGATGTGTCTGTAAGTTGTAAATATTGGTCCATTATTTCATTTTTACTAGAATATTTAGAAATATCCTCATTTCTAATATTTTTTTTTACCATAGGTATATCTTTTTTGGAGTTTCCAAAAAAATCCAAAACTGTCTTTTTCTTTGAATTTTGAATTTTAGAATTATCCGATTTTGTAAATATTCTATTTTCATCAAAATATTCATATAATAAGTGAGCTGTATTAAGAATATAAGAGTTTTTTATTTCTTTGCTATTAATTAATTCTATATCTGTTTTAAGGTTTTTTATATTCTCTATTAGCTGTAATTTTGTATCTATTTCTTTATCAGTTAATTGTTCCATAGGTCTTTGTGAAAAAATATCTAATTCTTTTTTCAGATTATCTAATATTATTTTTTTTTGACTAATAGTTTCTTCTTGTTCATTTAATTCATTAAGTTTTTGATTGTGACGGTTATCAATTGTAGTCTTTATCTTGCCATTAATTTTTTTTGTATAGGTTTTTTTTTTCTT